TTGGCTGATAGTTATGTTATTAAAATTGGCTGTATTATTTGAAACGTTTACTGTTGTTGAATCTGTTGTAACAAAATTATAGTTGACGCCATCAATTGATTCTGATAAAAAGTTTGTAAATTTAGGTAGTGTTAGAGAACTATCCATAACCTGATTTACACTTAGATTAATTGTTGCACTTGGTGCTCTTGATGAAGCAGGAACATATCCCAATTCTTTTGCATGAGAAACAACAGATGCTCTTTGGATGGCAGTGTCCAAGAACAATTCATTTGCCACTTGATTTAAATAATAGGCATTATATTGTGTGTTATATGCCAAAGTGTCAAGAATAACTGACAGTGCAGAACCATCATAGTTATAATCTTTTAATATATCTTGCGATTGCAAGAAACTTTTCAAACTGGTTTTAATTTCATTAAAATCCAAGTTTGTTACATTAATGCCAGTATTAGCAGCCATTTTTATCTATTTCTCTCTAAAAGAAGTGTTACTGTAGTCGGTAAAGTTGCATTTTCTATATAGAACGTGATAGTTACCTGATATTTATTTTCATCTGGTAAAGAACTAACCGCAACTTCAGTAACATTAACTCTGGGTTCATGGTTGTTTATTGTGTTTAAAATTTCTCTTTCTAATGTCGCAGAAGTCATAGGAGAAAAGTTTTCAAACAACAATGCATCTATATTTGACCCTAAGTTCGGATCAAAAAGTCTTTCATATCTTTTGGTTGAAAGTAAATTACGAATAGACCTTATCACGGCCTTATCATCATAACTCAAAGCAACATCACCCGTCACCGGTTTCTTGGTGAAAGTGAAGTCTATGTCTGAATATATCTTAGTTAAAGTTGCCATGTTTTATTTATGAGCGAAAAGTGGAATGACTTTTTGGAATCCCGAAAGTCGTGGAAAAAATTCTTGGGCCGGAACGCAAAATTTTGAAATTTTAACCGGCAAATACATTTGGGCTTCCAGCTATAATTGCACCACTGTCTGTTGAATCACCGACTCTGGCCAAAGGTATACCACCAACAAAAACAGTAGATGAACCAACATTAATCACCGCAGAATGAGGAACACAAACAGGTCCTGCTGGTATTGTATGTGGTGCCACTGGATTTCCTTTACATTCAACAGGAATGCCATTGGCATATACGTGCGCTGGTGAACCAGTTGGTCCTGTCACAGTTGATATAGCATCACAACCGTGGCCTGTTGTTGTTGGGTCTCCATCTCTTGCTACTGCTGGCATTTTATTCCTTAGTTTAGATTGATTGTTTTACCAGTGACAAAAATATCACCACCAACATTAAGTGTGTAATTTCCGCTGACACTAGAATTGAAATTGCCACCAACAGTTTGAGTTACATTACCATTAACTTTTTCAACAACATTACCTTTTACATATAAATTGGCATTTCCATCTATTGTAATATTACAAGTACCTTTTACGTGAACATTGTTATCGGAAAGATAAACTTCATAATTCTTACCAACCACTTTGGTAACCTTAGAACCATCTGGTGCAATCTCAAAGAACGTATTGGCCTTATGGTTTAGGTGAATCCTCTCGTATCCTGGTGTGTCATCCAACTCAAATACGTGTCCTGATTCAGTTTCTGTCACCCGATTGTAGGGGATTCTTGCATTATATTGAGAGGCTGGTTCACTCCAAGTACCACCAGATGCAGTTGGTACATTGGTATCTAATTTTGCATTATGATAACCAATTGCCGTATTAGCAATATTTTCGTGTCTGTGTAAACGGCTTGTGGTTGGTTCACCTACTGGATAGAACGTACCTTCAGAAAATCCTTTTGAGAAATTTGGTCCATTTTTTGGTATTCCTGGAAATACACCAATAATTACAGGAGCCTGACTAGATGCACCATCAGTAAAGAATCCAAAGGCATAATCACCTATCAAAGGCGTTCCGTCTGTCATTGTGCCATTTGGTGCAAGACAAGGAAGTGCCCAAGATAGAGCATCTGTTGGCAATTCATTTAGATTGTCTGTATGGTGTCCAAACATACGAACACGAACACGACCTAAACCTAGTGGATCATTCCTATCTTCAACGACACCAATCCACCAAAAGAATCCGTCTTTGCCAATGAAATTGTTCATGATTTTACAGCCTCTTTAGATGCTGGATTTGTATTGTCAGTCTGTTTATATGGTGTTTTAGAACTGTCTTTTGCAATTTCTAGGATTGTTTGATATTTTGTTGGTTGAATGATATGTCTAACAGCAGTCACCAAATACTTACCAGAGTAGAATTTATCAAGTACTTTTTGATTGCTTGATGGCTTCAATGAATATAAATCAAAATTGATTGTTCTTCCTGCAGTTATACCTGGATCGCCAGGTATTGACATTTTGATTGAAGTGTAATTTGCAAGAGAAATTGCTGCCGTTCTTGTTGGTATAAAAGTTTCAATGGAAATATCTTTAGCAAAACCACCCTCTTTTTCTTTAATATATGGAACGTTACTTTGGCCCGAATTACCTACAGCAAGTTTTAAAACACCTTCAGGTGATTGAGTTACAGTATTTCCTAATCTATTTTGTGAATCGTTCAATACTCCCGATGAATTTAATTTATCACTTTTATTTTTATTGTAATTAAAATCTGTAACATTAAAAGACCTAGTCATTGGATCAATAGATACTAAACGATTTGCAAAAGTACCAGAAGAAATATCATGCATCATATCATAAACTTTATTAAATTCATATTCTAAAACTTGAGTTGTTTTATCTTGAATACTTTGATTTTGACTGCTTATATTTTTAGTTTCATATCTATAGGTTGTATAAATGGCATCTTTGTACATAGATTGCAGTGACCTAAAATTAAAACCATTTTTAGTTTCAAAGAATAACATGTCTGCTGTATCACCAGATTTTTTTGGTCTTGCATAAGTAGAAACCCAACTAATTGCTTCAAAAGGCTTCATTTTTGGTATAACAAAATCATACATTCCAGTTGTTTCTTCAATAGTTTGAATATTTGTACTTTTAATCTTTAATTTATCTACCAATATATCTCTAACAATGTCTGATATTTTCTGGCCAGAATATGATTTACTTATTTTTGTTTGTTCGGACAACATCAATTCTTCTGAACAGAAATATAATGTATATGGTTCTGAATTATTATTACCTGATGGTTTTCTATTGCCTAATTTGTAGACTCTGAATTTCCGAATAGTTTCATTTGGTGCATCTTTAATTTTACCAAAATTTATTTCTATGAATTCACTACCAGTTAATTGTAACAATTCAATGAAACCTTGTGCATCAATAACTGTAATATATCCGGAAACCGCAAATGTATAAATGTCCTCATAGTAGGACATATCTATCATAATTTTTTTAATATCAATTTTGCGGCCAGATGAATCTAAAAAATTTAATGTCTTTACTGAATAATCCTGTGGATAATAAACACCAGGAGATTCAATTGCATTATTTGTTTGTTTTTGTTCCATAATTATTTCATAAGATTTTTAAATTCATTTTCTAATTGACTTACATATATTTCATTCAATATGTTGATAGTTCTCTTAGATTCATTTGTTTCCACTTCCCATTCATAATAAGAAAGAGCTTTCTTTGTAACTGAAATTGTTACGGTACCAGTAGGTAAAGTATAAGAATTTGTTGTTTCATCTAAATTATCATATGTATATTCATCAATTACAACAGTATTTACAGTTGTTGTTTGACTTTCGGCATCATATTGTGTGATTATTTTTTGAAACTGATATGCTGTGGAGTATGGGTCAAAGATACTCCACATACCCGTAGATTCATTATATCCATATTTATTGTTGATATATGCATTAAATGCTGTGTAATTTAATGGCCACCCCCATTGTGGATCCATAACCTGATTTGCAAACAATACAATCCAGTAACGATAAGAGTCGCCATAATATTTGTATGCCACAATTTCTGGAGTGTCACCATCTTGTAAATCATATTTGTAATATACCATAGGATTTTTTAAAATACTTGGCATAATACTGGCACGAGCCATTAAATTTGTATATACTGATGAAGTTCCTTGCGAACTTCTGTAAACAATTTTTGGTAAAGTATTAAAGTATTGCATTTTAGTATCCAGCGTATTCCACTTTTGCTCTGTCAACAAGTTCAATTTCTTTGAAGGTCAGAGTTAACGTAGTTTGTACAGGTGCACCATCGGTATGTGCAGACCAACCATTCGGTGCATAATTAACTTCAATTGATTCAATCACACTTTCACCAACCGCAGCAAGATTATCATTTATTTTTCCTTCTTTATAAAAACCTAGATTAAATGTTGATGGTGGAATAAAGAACATACCAGACTGACTAATTCTAGGTGCAGCATGTGTTTTAAGTAGTTTAATTATATTTTTAACTGTATCTGCTTCTTCTTTGGAATAAGGTGTAAAAGTAAATGACAGTGAATATGTTCTAAAATCAATGCCATCAAACAATAGTTGTTGGCCTGGATTAATTGCAAGGCCTTGTGTTGATAATGCTAATTTTGCTGCTTCACCTTGTGCTAACTCCATACCACCACTTAAAGCACCAGCAACTACTCCTATGTATGGTATACTCCTTAAAGCATCTGTAGCATTTTTAGCGGCATCTAATAAACTAACATTTCCATAAGATGCGTTATTTGTAAAACTCATACCATCTGGCATATATAAACCAATAGTAGCGGCCAATCTAGTTTTC